TTTTAATCGTGTGTTTATCAAACCAATCATCACCTTCGTGAATTGCTAATGTTCTAGCTGCTTCTGTAATACCACCAAGTGTTTCTGCCACTTGAGTAATATCAGATTTTCTATCCATTGATTCTTGGTACTTGTTGTAAGTAGAAACGATTTCTAAGAAGTGTTTTTTAACTTCTAAAGAAAGGGGTCTCTTTTCTTCTGATTCGTTCATTAGTTGGGTTAATTTAATCATTGTACTCTCCTTAAAATAATTTTTTTAGTTTACTATCTTTGTAAGTATCAGCGTAATACCACTTCTTATCTTTCATATTGTATAAATATACAAATTCTGCTCCACCACTTCTATCGGCATCTTTTATATATGATTCAATATCTTTGGAATCACCTTTCATTGGTTGACCATTTTTGTAATATTCAATATCCTTATCATCAAAGATTCCTCTTGCTCCACCCATCTTGATTAGTTTAAGAACATCTTTATCACTTTTCATGTGATGTTTTAAACCTGGTTTCATATTTGATGGATAACCATCGTAGTGAACGTATGCAGAAATAATCTTACCATTTCTACCAATTACACCAACTTGAGAACGAGTTCCTTCGTTGATTACAACTGATTCAGGTATCATATCTGCAATAGATGTTGTTGATTCATTCTTCTCATCAAAGATTGATTGTATTTTTGCTGCTAATTTATGTGAACCATTCATTTTTAAATCGAATGCAATTGCATCGATTGATTCTTGTCCATCCCAAGATGATTCTCCAGTTGCTGAATGAGCGATATCATCAGTACCATCACTTGAATCACCAAATGATGAACCCCATGCAGTACCTTTTTTCCATTCATCATATTCATCTGAGAACATATCTTTTGGTTTGTTTGGGTCATTTGAAGGATTCTTAGCAAGTTCAGGATTATCTTCTAAAACTGCAATAAGAGCTCTTGATTCAGAATGAAAGTTTGCATCTGTTAAAGCTTCAACAGCTGCTTGGGACATTCTTTTTTCGTATTCTTCTTTACCTAACTTCTGTGGAGTAATTCCTAAACTCTTTGCTTTGTTACGAACAACTTTGTTTACTTGAGGATTACCAGGTCTTGGTTTAGATGGTTCTGATTTAGGTTCTTCTCCTTTAGGTTCTTCTTTTGGAGAATCTAAAGTCATTTTCTTATCAAATAAATCTTTTAAATCTTTTCTTAAATCAGCACTTCTATCAAAATCATCCCCTGCCGCATCAATATCATCTACATACATTTTTGCAAGTTCCAAATCTCTTCCTTTAAGATATGGGAATATATCTGATTCTGCATAATCTTGTATTTCATCACCAGGCATATCATCAATATTATTTTGAACATCATCTATCTGTGCATCGGTGTTATCATCTCTTACAGGTTCATCTTTCTTAGGTTTATCAAAGATGTTCACTTTAGGAGTATCTTTTTTAGAATCATCACCTTTAGAATCGTTATCATCTTTTTTATCATGAGTACCTGCTTTTACTGCAGAATCTCTTGCATCTTTAGATTTAAATACAGAAACCGCACCACTATCTTTATTGATTGCTGTGTATGTTTCTTCTTCGTTTAAAAGGTCAGTCAATTTAATCATAATTCCTTTGTCTCCGTTTTATGTGTATATAAATCAAGTTTACCATCTTCGGTAATCTTAACTTCATAATTAGTTTTTCTAATATCGTTGTGACCACCTTTATATGGAGTAGTACCAACTTCTCGGGTTACTTTCCCAAGTTTAATTTTATTTTTGGACATATAGTCCTGTACATTAAATGCCATAACTTAAGTTATTTCTGTTATAATTTCTCTCATCAAATCTTGTGATTTACACCACTCGTTACAAACTTCACCTTGTTTTACTAGTTGTTTGTTAACAGATTCGTTCATCGGAGTCATAAATGCTCCATGTGTTGATGGATTAGAAACAAAATCCCAACCAATCAATTCAAAATCTTCACCTACTTGAACTTTACCACCTGATAGAGGTTCTACTGAACCCATACCTCTTGATGATATTCCTAAAAGGATTCCTGCTTTAAGTAGTTCTTTTAAGATGTTACCACTTGGAGTTGGTAGTATCTCAACGGTTCCTACTAAATCATCGTTATCCCAATGTATCTCTCTTACGTTATGAGATACGTTCTTTAGGTTGATTACAGAAGAATCTGGATGGTCTAATTCACCAAGTGCTCTTCTTTCTTTAATAAGTGTTTCGTATTTTTTAGCTTCTCTCATCAAAATTTGTTTTGGATATATTCTTCCATTTTGATTTTCAGCACCTGCTCGTTGTAAAATACCTTTAACGATAGTTCTTCCACTTTCGTCTTCGTTTACTTTACCTTCGAATAGTTTTGTTTCTATTAATAAATTTCCCATTATGCTCCCCAAGTTTTTCTTCGTTTAAATAAATCAAAAAAGATTGCTGATACTTCCTGTCTGATGATTTTTCTTATTAAATCTTTATCAGACTCGTTGAGTTTCTCGTTAAGTTCTCCTTTTTTAAAACTAACGATTTCTTCATTGATTATATCATATAATTCTTTTTTAGTCATTTTATTTTAATTTACCTCTCTTTGCATCTCTCTTTAATTCTTCAAGAGCATTGATTTGGTCTTGTATTGCCGCTTCCAAACTTACATTTCTGTATTTAGCTTGTTTTCTAACAGCCAACATTGCAATTCTTTTTTCTTCAGTAGATGGTCCTTCATTAATTGATTCCTCAACTGATTCCTTTTTATCTTCTTTTTTTTCTATTGCTTTTTGAAGTGCTGGTGGTAATTTTTTCTGAGCATCTGTTAATTCAGAAACTTGTTCTTGTTTTGCTCCTTTACCTTTCCAAGTTTTTTCTATATTGTTAAAGAATTTCTTTTTTTCTTCATCAGACATACTAGGAATAGATTTACCCGCTTTTTCTAAAGCTCTTTTGAAAAACTCTTGATATTCCGATTCTTCTATCATAGTTTCTTTAACTATGTTTTTTAATGCTTCTCTTGTTATTTTCATTTTTCTATCTCCTGTATAGTTCGAGCGATATTAACCAATCTCTCCTTTATCTTATAAATATGTTTGTTTGTTCTTTTCCAATACTGATTGGAATCCAACTCATTCATTGTTTTGATTTTATTATACCAATTGAAAAACTTTTCAGTTTCTCTAAGTTGATACTTAAGTTCTTTTAAACCCATTGCCATCTTCTTATGAGGATGCATTGTTTCATCGTTTTTTAATTCTAACCAACGATTTACTGGTCTTTTGGATTTAGCTTCATTTAGCTCTTCATCCATCTTACCAACTATCTTCATACCAAATTGAGTTGAAATTTTTTTCTTACGTTTTTTATCTTTAGCACCACCATCAGAAAATGCAGCAGGAGTATTGTACCCACCAACTGCACCAGTTCCTGTCATTTCATCCAATTCGTGTTCTACTTCTTGGATTAGTTCATCTAAGAATTTATTAAGATTTTTTTCCATTGACATTTTTTATCTCCTTAATTAACTCATAAGACATCATTAAAGCTGAAACTTGTTCATCGGTAACTTTCTTACCAATTTTCTGTTTTTTCAAAACATTTATTGTTTCTCTCAACTTTATTTTTGTAATCTTATCTTTCATACCTTTATACGCTTCGTGTAAAGATGTGATAGTTTTAATTAATTCTGATTCATAGTATTCATTGAACTTAGATGTATTGGTAACATTATTAATATATTCTCTTAATAAACCTTTTTGAGATTGATTTAAAGTTGTATATTTTTTGTTAAAAGTTTCAATAAGAATTTTATATGTCAACAATCGAAGGTCTTTCTCTTGTTTTTTATATTCTTCAACTAATTTATCTTGTTTAGCTACTTTAGTAGTTTGGGAAGTTGATGAGATGTGCTCAACAAGAGTAAGTTTAGAATCAAATACATCTTTAATATCAAGAATATCATTCTTTTTACCTTCAAATAGTTTATGTATTGAAGCTAAAATTTTGTAGTTTGTTACCGGGGAAGATAAGAAATTATTAATTTCGAATGTTTCTTTGATAGACTTAATAAGATTATACTTTTCTCGTTGGAGTTTAGTATAATTTATTTTACTGTGTGCTTCCAATATAGCTTCAATAAACTTCTCAGCCTTTGATTCTGTATTGTACTTTTCGTTTATAAGTAGGTTGAATAATCTAAGCTCTTTTGATAACTCAGTTCCTCTTCCATAGAATTCTTTGATTATTCCTTTTGATTTTTCCTCACTACCATTGAGTATTTCAACCGTAATTTGTCGAGTTAAAAGTTCAAAAAGAAAACCCGTATTCTTAAATTTTGAATGTTTTATTTTTCTCATCTTATGTTTTTCCTATTATGATATAGTAAAATTTCCCTCTTATAAATATAAAATTATAAAAGTTAACCTAATTAATCTTCGTCTAGTATGTTGTTTTCGTCCAACATTCCTTTCATTTCATGTAAATACTTTCGTTTTGCCGCTATACCATTGATATATTTAATTGCTTTATCTTCTGATGTTCTTGAACGTTTTTTCGTTCTTTCTTTATCACCAAGTGGGTCTCTACCTAATGGATGTTTATCTTTTCCATATGTTCCACCTTCTCTTGGTCTACCACCTTTATCTTTTATTTCATTCTTGATATCTTCAAGTTGTTCTTCAATATCACTTGGTTCATCATCTTCCATTGCAGGGTCACTACCTTCATCTTCAATAGAACGGAATCTATATCTATCTTTTAAATCATCTAACATAGATACTCTTTGTTCATCTTGTTCACCACCACTTAGTTTGAATATATTTTCATATACCCAATCCTTAGATAACATATTTAATCCTTGAATATCTTGAGCTAATCTAATTTTCTCACTCCATAAGTTTACTTTTTCTTGTTCGTAAATTGTAGATGGATTAACTAATGATAATTCAAAATTAGTCATTTCAGAATCTGTAATTCCTTGTGCATATAAATGAACAATTGCAATTTTAGATAATTCTGAAACTACTGTTCTTTGTATTCTCTCTATTGTTCTTGCAAATCTAACATCTTCTGCTGCTAATGTTGCTTTACCATTTACATTTTCTTCATATCCTAAATATGCTCTAGGAACTTTTAATGCTGCAAATAATTTGTTTTTTAGATAATCAATATCATCGATGGTTGCATACTCTAATCCTGCAAGATTATCAATAGATGTTCCACTATCACCACCACGAACAGGAAGATAGAAATCTTCTGTTAGGTTTTGCATATTATACTTTAAGTTATAATCACCAGTATTTCTATCAATAAATGGAACTTTCTTCATTTTATTGATAATTCTTTGCATATAGTTATCTACTTCTGTTGGAGGAATGTTACCAATATCAATTTTGAAAACTCTCTTTTCAGGTGCTCTCATAATTCTATGGATTAACATTGCATCTTCCATTAAAGATAATTGTTTCCACAATCTTCTACCATTTTCAATCATTGATTTTCCGTATGGTAACCAGTTTGTATCTGCTAATAATCTAAAGTGAGCAACTTCAAAGTTTTCGTATTGTTCTTTTCCATTTGGGTCTTCAGTAATTTTAAACTTTACTGAGTTTGGATTCGATGGGTCTGTTCTTTCTAATCTTTCTGTGTTGTAAACTGAATGAGGTGTTACATTAACAATACCTTTACCTTCAGCGATTTCTAAACCTAAGAAGAAATCTCCATACTTACACATATTTCTTACCCAAGGCCATAAGTTGAATTCAACATTAAGAACATCATAAAATAAGTTATTTAAAATATCTTGTACTTGTTGATTATCAGAGTGAACCAATAAAGTATCACCAAATTCATTCTTTAGTGTTGATTCATCTGCATATATATCAAGAGCTGATGCTAATATTGGGTCATTATCCATAGCATCATAATCTCTAAAAACTTCTCTACGAACTTGTTGGTATGCCATTGATTGAGCACCACCTGCTTGTTCGAAAAAACTTTTTTGTAGTTTCGTGTACCTATCTCTTAAAGAGGATAGATTTGTTTGTTGTCTTTCATCGGTATCGAAAACTTTTCTCTTACCATCTTTATCGACAGTAACGACTGCCTGAGCTCTGAAGAGTTTAGTTAACCTACCAAAAAATGAAGTATCTGCCATGTTGTTCCTATTTTTAAATTATAACCTTTATTTTATTATTACCACTTTCTACAAGACCAGTATCTTGCTTTATGTCTTGGACCGGGTGAATCACAATTGTGTCTAGCTCTGAATGCTTTTCTTGCATCTGGATTATTCTTTCGAATAGACATTGTTTTTTCTCCTGATTTCTTTGCTGAACTACCACCATGTCCAAAATTAACTTTTACAACATTACCTTGAGGGTTTTTAACATATACTTTAAATTTTTTCACATCACCTTGCATTGGTTTTCCAAGTTTAACTTTTCTACCTTGATACTCAGCTTCGTTAATATCTGATTTGTATTCTTTCATGAACTTCGAAAATTCTTGTATATCATCATAGTTTTCTACTATGTACTCATTACAGTAGTTTTCGTTTTCATTTATTAAATCTATCATTGAAATCATAGTTATTTCTCCTTATATTATAAATATATAATTATTTAATTAACCAAGTTAAATCCTCATGGTTATCACCAACTCGCATTTTCCAAGGGTCATCATCCATTGAAGTATTACCACCAAAACCCATTCCACCAACATCTAATTGATGTGCACCGATTCCACCCAATGCTTGTTTTGTTAAATCAATTCCCTCTTGTCTTAATCTAAGTGCAGTATCTCTAACCCACAATCCGATTGATAATGACATTGTTAAATCATCATTATAACCTCGCATTGCTTCTGCTCTATTACCATTCCATATAAATGTAAACATTTCATCTATTGTTCTTTGTGAACGAATTGTTACAGATTTTTCTCTAACATATTGTTCTAACTTAGAAATGATTAAAGGTCTTGTTTTAGATGTTGTACTAAAACCAGCAGTTAAACCTCTATCTTGTGCTCTGTATTTATTTGATAATTGATTTTCAGTATCTACATACTTTAAATCTTTACTCATATAAAAAGTATTTTGATAACCCCTATCAATTACTTGTTGTAAAACTGCCCAACCAATATTTGCATTTTCAACTACAAGTAAGGCATTATTATATTCGGTTGCCAATGCAACTAAAAAGTTTCCAAAATCTTTTGTATCTAATTTACCTTTGTATTCTGCAACTTGAGAAGATTCTTCTATATCGATAACATGACACGCTGAGTAATCCGTTGAATCTCCACGAGCAACATCCGCTACAACCATATAAGATTTGGTATAGTTTGGATATTCCCACTTCCAAAGATTTCCATCGAACCCAGTCTTTTCCATTGGTTCTTGTACAAATGATTCTTTGTAAAACATTAAAAGTTGTGGGTCTATTACTGTATCACCAGAACTAACGAAATCACAATCACATTCTTGTGCTGCTCCCTTTACCCCAAGTAGTACCTCTTGTTCATCTCTCCAATCTTGATTTCTTTCAGGATGTACACTCCAATGTAGTCGTATTGGATTAAATGTATTTGTTTCATCTTCTGCTCCCACCCAAGTTTTGTGGAAAAAGTTTCCAACACCATTTGGAGTAGAAAGTATAATTGCATTACCACCCGTTGATAAGGTAGATTGTGATGATACCCATATATCTTCAATCTTATCAATAAATGCTGCCTCATCAAATACTAATAAGGATAATGCCTCAGAACGACCAGCATCTCCTGCTGCAGAAGTTGCTTTTATCTGAGAACCATTTGAGTATCTTAAGGATAGTTTGTTATCCTCTACCGTTGTTTGTTTTAACCACGATGGTAAATACTGATTCATCACACGAACCTTCGTTACAAGGTTCTTAGCAACTTCTTGTTTAGTTGCAATTACCAATACATTAAAATCTTGATTGAATAACATCTTCCAAAGTGAAAATCCCGCAGTTAAGGTTGAGATACCTGTTTGTCGAGATTTAAGAATGATGTTGTATCTGTGTTCTGCGAATTGGTCTAATGTTCTTTCTTGAAATTGATATAAATGAAAAGGTATCTTACCACGAACAGGATGTTGAATCATACAATACTTTTTCATAAAGTAGATTGGGTCTCCAGCACATTTCTGATACTCAAGTTTTATTATTTCTTTTAAAGATTGTTTAGCCATTCTATTTTTTTCCTAGTTTCCAATACATAGAACCACCAACGAATGGTTTATACTCACCAAGTTGATTTGATATACCAACATTTAAACCATAAATTTTCATTTTCTTAGTTTTAAACAAGATGTTACCACTAATATTGTTAAATCCATTTGTTTGGTCAATTCCTGCACCAAATCCATAATAGAATTCATTCTTTGGTAATTCTTTTACTATTGTAGTATTATAAACGGTTGGAATCTTAAAATACCAATCTATTTCTCTTGATTCAATTCTGTTTTGTGAAATGATATCAGTTAAAATACCGAATCCTAAATCTCCACTTGGTTTGTTACCCAATGAATCGGTAACTACATCAGGAAAATCATATGCTAAACTTAATGTATCCTTAACTGTTATTTTTGCAAAGTAATCTTTTATAATAGCAAGTGAATCTACATCTACTGGTATCTCTACTTCCTTAATTACTTCTTTTGTAATGTACTTTGGTACATACTTTGTTACCTTAACTTCTTTTTCTACATATATGGTATCAGTTTTTGATTCTAACAACTCATATTGTTCTCCATCTACATCTACAATGGTTTTATCACCAGTATCATCTCCACATCCTCGTAAAAATAAAATAATTCCAAATAAAAGAAGGATTAATATTTCTCTCCACCTTTTAATTAATAAACTAAATATAATGCTCATAGTTTTTCTCCTTTAATACATCAAACGCTAAATTACGTTTCGATTCAAGTTCAGTAATTTCACCTTCTCCGGTATTTATCATGTCTTGAATTTCTTTTTTAGTATCTTCAACTGAATTTGGTAAATCCCATCTTTCGGTACTACCATTTTCATTTACATACTCATAAAAAGGTCTAACATCTAACAAAGATTGTTTTAGTTCTTCTAATTTTGTTTTACCAAATACAATCATACGAGTCCATACCTTATAATTCTGATATTCTTCAAATACACCAGCAGTTCTTAAATCATGTTCTCTATCAACAGTACAATTTATACAAAATCCGTTATTTTGAATAAACTTTAAATCTTTTTCAGATTTAGATATTGTTTTACAATCAGAATTATTACATTTTGATTTTTCTGCTAAATATTTTCTAATTTCTTGTAACGCTTCGGAATTTTTACCCGTCTTTAAAACATATCCTTCTTTTTTCTCATATTTGTTATGTTCATCTTCCCAAACATCACCAACATTACGAGCTTCTTCCTTCTTGGTATAACCAACGGTAGTATTTTTATCATACTTTCCAGTTTCTACCATATCTACCAACTTTCTACGAGTTGGATGCATATACTTCTTCTTAAATTCTTTACCCATTATTATACATTAGGTTATATTGTTGTATATAAATATATAAAAATAGAGAAACCGAAATTTTTAGAAGAAAATACCGAGTATCTGATTTACGGATGCGAATGTACCTGTAAGTTTAAAAGTATTTCCTTTATATAAGAATACAATACCTTCATTTGGTACAATTTTCTTAGAACCACCAATAGATTGTAATCTACCAAGTTCCAATTTAAGTTTTTCTATCTTTTTTGGGTCACCTGATTTCCTAACATCTTTAATTGTCTTATCAATTCGTTTTTTCATATCACGAACTGCTGAATCAGCGTTAACTGTTAGTGCAGATGAGGTAAACTCTAACACTTCTGCACCCAAGCCTAAGAATATTTGTTCAAACTTCATTAAGTTCTTCTTACCAATCTTCTTTTGGTCTTCTTTATCTGTTTTTTTAGCCCACTCTAATGTTTTTTCATCACTAAAGTTCTTTTTATCTAATCTAAATCCTTTATCCATGAACGCCCATCTCTTAACTAACCCCATTTTGGTTTTGTTATCAAGTGATGTAGGTGAATTCTTATCAACCCATTGTGACCACCACCCTTGGTGATAATCAGCAACACCATCAGTATCCTTTAAACTAAATTCTTTTTGTAATTTAGATATCTGTGATGAGTATTTACTACGTTTCTTAGATAAATCTTGTGATTTTGGTAATTTTACAATAGGAGGTCCTTGAATAGTGTAATTATCTTGTACATCTTTGTTAACTTGTTTAATCATACCAGCTAATACTCTTGCTGATTCACCATTCTCTCCGATTGCAACACCATCCATGTTGAATTCCATAGTACCATGGAACACAAGTAACGCTTGACCATAAGGAATAACGTTTACTGATGTTGGGTATATCACTTCAAGGTTCATAAAACACGCACCTTGTTTAAATACCTTATCTCTTTGTTTATCCGATAACGATTTAATAGCATTTGAAAGGTCTTTCATTGCATAATTGTAAGCATCACTCAATCCACCTCTACCTTGGAACTTATCTGATACACCTTTGATATCTAAAGCATTCTCACCTCTGTTCTTTAGGTGTCCTTTGTTCCTCGCTGCTACTAACCTACCATCTCTCCATGAAATAGCTAATGCTTGACCATCTGTTTTCTCTCTTGTGAACTCAAGTGTACCTTCGAGTGCACGATTTACGATATCTTTAAGTTGTCCAAAGGTTAAATTGATATCAGTATCAAATGGATGAGACATATGTCCATACGCACCACCTTCTTGGAGTAAGTTAGATTCGTTTATGTTTTCTTTGATTAGTTGTTGTGGTGTTTTAGTGTTTGGTAAAAACATTTCAACTAACTTATTATCGATATCACTTATTATCTGTTCTATACTATCCATATTTTTACTTTCTTTATTTTCACCCAACCCACCTTTATCGTGTTTAGAGAATTTACCTAATTTATCAAATGCTCTGAATGATTTTAGTTTATCTTGCTTTGCAGGTCTCATATCAGATAGTTGTTTATATCTCATGTGGTTTTTAACAATGTAAAATACATTTGCAGCATTACCACCAACTGATTCTATAAACTTTTTATACTTCTTTACTAAAGAAGCAGATACTTTTTCATGTCCAAAGTGTGTGATGTGTCCTTTCTTTGGGTGAATACCCGCAGTTTCATCTTTTCCTATATCATGGAACATTGCTGCTATTGCAATATCAATATCATCTTCTTTGATTGAACGATTCACAACCATAATAGTATGTTTAAGAACATTACCCTCTGGATGTTTATCTACTCTTTGACCAAAGTTCTTTAGGTTGTAAACTCTCTTTTGTAAATCAGAAGGCATCTTTTTAAATAATGATTTGAAATCTTTTATTCCCAATTCCTTTAATCCTTCTTTAACTGGTTTTGCTTTTAGAAATGCTTGGTCTAAAATATCCTCATTCTTTTTTTCAAATTTTTCAACTTCCTTTGCTCTTAATGCTGGTAAGAATCTGAATTTAGCTCTTTTTCTAACTCTTCCTTTTTTTCTTACTACATTCTTATGAACTACTTGAGTTTGTGCAATAGATAAATCAGCTTTCTTAACACCAGGATATAATTCTTCCATGAACTCAGCATAAACTTGTCTATATGCCATCTTGTATGCAATCTTCTTGAGTTTAGAAAGAGGTTTTCTACGTTTCATTGTTCTTGCTCTTCTTCTAGCAATTTCTTTACTCTTTCCTGCCATTGCTGCTTTTCTTCTCAATCTATCAGCAGGTCTCATCTTACCTCGTTCATCTAACTCCTCAGATTCTATTGTGTATTTTGCATCTGATGATTTAAAATCATTTTTTCTCATTATGGTTTTAGCGATTAGTTTATTCGCTTGTTTCATAAATGGAATATTAAGGTTTGTTCTATTATCCTTTACTACAATTTGATTATATTGATTAAGAAATTTTACAAACTCTTTTTTCTTTTTTCCTAATCTTTTAAAGAATCCAATTAATTCGGCTTGTGATATTTCCTTTCCGTTTCTTGGGTCATTTAACCTATCGAAGAAATGTTTACCTGTAAGAACTGTATCTACTGGATTTAATTGTTTATCTGCAAACTTATCAATCTTTTGTAAATCAGACATTGGCATTTCATTTAAGAAATTTTCTCTTTCTTTATTTTTTATCCACAATCCAATTTCTGCACCTTTGATATCAGATGGTACATCATTTCCACCAACTGATAATTTAAAGTTTACGAACTTCTTCATATCCTTTCCAATCAATTTACCAAAATCTACTATTTGGTTATCGGAAAGTGAAGTTCTTTTTTGTAGTTTTTTATAAACACCAACTTCTTCTGGTTTAAAATATTGCAATGATACTAAAAATACAATATCATTCTTTTCATCATTTGTATATGATAACTTATTTAATAGTTTTCCTAATAATGTTGGAGAATTCTTTTTTAGAAGTACTGATAGGAATACAATATAATCAGTAGTTTTAATATATGGTTTATTTATTTTAAGATTTGGTAAAATCTGAGAAGTGAATCCAATTTTATCACACAACTCCATATACTTCTTTGTATCCTTTGATGTTTTAAGTGATTTTACAAATTCATCTCTAATTCTTTCAGCTGGAAGTGATTTAAGTGATGGGTCTTTTTGTAGTGCATCTAATAACTCCTTATCTAAACGACCACCCATTCTTGATTGAAATCTTAAAGCTCTTAATTTTCTTAATGGGTCTTCATCAAATCTCTCAACAGCATTTCCAACTGTTCTAATGTTTTTCTTTTTAAGGTCTGCAATTCCACCAACTAAATCAACTATTTCTTTTCTTTCAATATCATAGAATAAAGCATTTATAGTTAAATCTCTTCGTTTTACATCTCCTTCAATATCTGTGTACTCTACCGAATCAGGTCTTCTACCTTTTCCAATATCCTTTCTAAATGTTGCAACTTCATGTCCACCAACGATTACAATTCCTAATCCCATTCCAGTACCCACATCTTGTGATGTTTTGAAACCACCATCTTTACCAATCTTCATTGTTTCTTCTGGTTTAGCATCAGTTGCCAAATCAAAATCTTTTGGGGATTTACCTAAAATAGCATCTCTAACTGCTCCACCTACTATATAAAGCTTTTTACCGTTTTTTTTAAATTGCTTTTGTAGTTTAACAATATCCGATGGTACTCTTAGTTTAAAATTTTTAGATTCATTTAAACCCATTTTTTCTTGCCACGAATCAAATGCATCGAAATCATATTCTTGTTTCTGAGAATCCCATCCACATGAATGACATAAATATTTTTCACTATCATCAGATTCAATATCCCATGAGTGATTACATTTTTCACATTTAATGTTTGTTCCTGCGATTTCGTTAACAGATTCTTCTTCTGATTGAGTAAACTTAATAAGAGCAGTTGATAACATTTCATTAGATACTTCAACGTTTTCTAATTCTTTTATTATCAATTCAGAAAATTTATTTAAATCCGCTTCTAGTTCTTGGTCTTCATCTGCAAATATAGCAGCTCTACCTACTCCTTTTAATATTGTTTCAATAGCAACATGAGGTACAAGTTCTGCCATTGTCAATCCAGCAAGTTTTGCAACTCCAGTAACCGTTCCGGCAACTCCACCACTGGCAGCAAATGCTCCTGTGATTAAAATACTCTTTCCTACTAACTTTAGAGCTTTCTTTTGGTCATCCTCTAACTCTTTATATTTTTTACCACTACCAAGTTCTTTTAATGCACCACCTGCTTTTTTAAATTCATGATACTCGTGTTTAAGACCATCTTTAATTGCCTTTCCCGCACCTTTAGTTTTATCTTTTAGTTTATCAATAAAACTTCGTTTTACTGCATCTGGATTTTTTACTACATCACTAAAGTATTTCTTTTCTTCGGATTTTAACTTTGGAAAATATTCTTTAATTTTCTTTTTAGTATTATCTCTTCTCTTTTTTATGATATCACTAGGAGAAACAACATTAGTTGGTATATCTATCTTAATATCAGTTGCAAATCCATCCTTATCAGTATTTGCATCTTTTTTTGCAGGGTCATTATCTGGTAAACTATCTCTAAAAGAATCCCCATCCTTTCCCTTAAAAATTCCTTTACTATCTTTTTTATCAGAATCATCAGAGTCCTTATTATCTGATGATTTTTCATGAGTACCTGATTTTATAGCACCATCTCTCGCATCCTTTGTTTTGAATACAGATGTTTTTCCTGATTTCTTGTTTGTAGCAGTGAACGTTTCATCATCTTCAAGTATAGAATATAATCCTTCTTGTACAATTCTAAAGGTAACCACTTTTCTACCATTGATTGTTGGCATTCCATGTTCATCTTTACCGATTGTTTTAACAACTGTTTTCTTATTCTTAAATCTACCAGTCATAATAGTATCTCCAACCTTAATTGGTAGTACTATATTTTCATTTAAAGATGCTTCGTATTCTTCTTGTGATTTCTTATCACCTTTTTGAGAATCTAATGATGCATCTTTGATATCCTTATTGGTATCTAATCCTTTTACTAATTCATACCCAACCATTGATGCTTTACGAGTTACGTGCTTAAACCATTTAGAATAAGCATCACTTGAATAGATATCAACTTGGTTAGCGGCAGTTTGTGTACCAAGTACACCTGCTGGAAATGGGGTTACTGCTTTAACAGGTCCATTTGGATATGTTGGATGGTCATAAAAATCTTCAATATCTCTAGTAGTAATCATATCAATTACCTCATAACCGATTCGTGTTGCTCTATCTACATTTATTTTAGAGAACACATCATAGTTAGGAAAAAAGAAATTTGGTCCATCATCTGCTTGACCACTTCCCATCTTAGAACTTTCGTTTAACAACCACTCCTCAATCATCTCTTTAGAAATTTCAATTCCCTCATCGAGTTTATCAGTAATCATACTAAAGATAGTTGCATTAAACTTTCCGTAGGCTCTTTTCTTAAAGAAATTCTGTTTCTGTTCATCAGAACCAACTGATAAACCATTTCTTACTTCTGTACCACTTACTGAACCACCAGACATTGGAGCTGCATAAACATATCCTCTATCTCTATATCCTTCCGATGGGTCTCCTTTATATGTTTGAAAGTATTTTCCATTATCAGGTCTTAATCTACTTTTATCTTTCTCACCAACAACAGTTACAAATGCAGTTGTTTTCTCATCAAACTTTTTAAGAATTTCTGTGGGTTTGTATGGATTTTTAACTCTATGTATTTTGGATTTTGGAATTCCAAACATAGTAGTCATAATTTTTACCTTTTCTTTGAAGTTAAAAGGTGATTTAGGTAATTGTACCTTATCAGATGTACCTACATACACATTATCTTTACCAAACTTTTTTACAAGGTGCTGGTAAGTTCCATAGTGTCCTTTATGCATAGGTTGAAACCTACCCACATAGATAACTACTGTTTTTTTAATAGGATTTTCATCCCCCATTATACTCTCTACGAGAAATTTGGAAAGTTCATTCATATCTGGTATACCTTATCAGTATATAAATATGGAAGAAAAAATAATTAATGGTTTTTGTAGATAAACGGGTCTCGTTTACGCAATTCCTCTAATTTTTTCTTATATTGTTTTTTTAATTTTCTTCGAACATACCAACTTTTGATATAAACATAAGGAACAATAAATATTTTTTTTAAAAATGTCATAATTTTAATTTTTATAATACAATTCAGGATACTCTACTAATATATGTATTCCACCCTGAGATAATGCTCTTTCATATGCTGGTAAAATCTTTTCAGCAGTATCTAATTTTTCGATAGTACAATTCGTAACCATTTGTTTAAATGCATCTGTATAATCTGCCTTATGTTGATGACCTGGGTCTAATGGTTTATCTGAACCCTTACCAACTCTTACAATTACGTTTGGTTTCCATTCACCATCAGACATCGCTTCCAATTTATCTAAATGATTTATTAATTGATTAACTGCAAGAATAACAAAATCCCATCTTGGATAAAATGTAACAACTCGGTGACCGGTCATTGCCAATCCCATTGTCATTCCCATTTGGGTTTCTTCCATTACTGGAGTTTCTATCATTCTTTCTTTTGGTAAACCTTCAATTGTTTTACTCATTGGGTTACCATAATAAACTATCTGTTGTCCGATGAATATTGTTTTTTCATCTTCCATTGTAAGTTTCATTGCTTCCGTTAACGCATCTAAATACGGTGTATATTCTGGACTACTCATTACTCATTGTTTTTTTATAATGTTCATATGTTTTTCTAATACCTTCTTCGAATCCGAGTTTTGGCAACAATCTGTGATGTGCTTGTTTACCTGTATTCATTTTTCTTTTAGGTTCTCCATTGGGTTTACTCGTATCCCAATTGATTTTAATATCTTTACCACTAACCTTACATACCGTTTCAATCATTTCTTTAATTGTTATCTCAACACCACTTCCGATATTTACAATCTCACAATGTAATCTTTGTTCAGTAGCACTTAAACACGCTTCAGCAACATCTTCGGCATATACATAATCTCGAATTGGTGTACCATCTCCCCATGCTTCAATTTCACCATCCGATTCAAATACTTTTTTAATTGTTGCAGGTATTGCCATTGCATTTTCACCAAAGTTATCATATTCTCCAAAAATATTAGAAGGTCTCAAAATAGTCCAATTTATAAAACCATATTGTCTTTTATACGCTTCAAGTATTAATTCCGGAATTCTCTTACTCCATGCTGGATACCAATCGTGTTTTGATGGTAGTGTACTCCAAACTGTATCTTCTACAAATTCTTCAGCTGATGCATAAACACCTACCGATGAAAGAAAATTTATATACACACTATGGTGTTGACAATTTTTTATTAAGTTTATGTTTGCAGTTATAGATGGAACTAGAAAATCAACAGGATTAGATTCAGCTGTTTTTGGTGTTCCTTTTATTCCAAAGCAATTTATAACATCGTTTAAATTGTAAATTTCAAATAAAGAACTTACTTTCCAATAATCAGTTAAATCTATATTATGAAATATAAAACTATCACCATATTGGGTACAATCATATGTTGGTTCTTTTATATCAACACCAACAACCAAGTGATTCTCAGGAGCAGCTTCTATTAATTTTTTTACAACATGATATCCTACTAACCCACTACATCCAGTAACAAGTGTTGTATGTACTATTTCTTTTTTCATTTTTTAATAATTTTAAAACACTACCCACTTACCTGTTCCGTAATGTGGATATTTTGATTCATACTTATAATATATTACATCTTCTGGTAATTCTCTCTGAATACCATTCCAAGTATCTAATGTTGGAGTGTTTGTACTTACACCATTATCTTCTACAATAAAATGAAGAGGTAAATCATAATTTCTTGCATACTTGTGAACTTCGTAAAAGATTCCACTTTCAAATGACATATCTCCTATAAAAACCCAAACCTTATCATTACTACCTTTAAGTTTAAGTGATTTTGCAACTCCCAATGCAATTGGTAAAGTACCAGTTACAATTGCAGATGCATAAAAATTAGATTCTTTATCTACGATAGTAATTGATTTACCATCGAGTATTTTTTGTTTTAGTTTTGATTCTTCTACACCATGTAAAAGTGCATGATAATGAGACCTCCAAGTTGAGAATACCCAATCTGTTGGAGATATTTTTTTGAACACTTCTATAAGTTGTTCTTCATTTCCATTTGATAGATGAATGGGTCCTGTAATTTCCCCACCTTCCCAATGTGAAATTATATCATCTTCAAATTGAATGAGTTCTTCTTTTGTGTAATTACCCGATTCCCATCTATCTTCGTGGTAATCTAAATTTTTAATTATCATATAAAAATATTTTTAATGTAGTCTAAATCATTTTTTTTATTAATAATTTCACAGACTATTTTGTTATTGTTTATAAATCTATCCTTAAACATTACATAAAAATCTTTAATAACATCAGGATTATTTTTTATTAGTTCTAGTTGTTTAAATATAAGTTTCATTCGAATCAAAGGGTCTTCTTCGGAATCATATGAATGGTCTATAATATCATCAAACATATCAAATCCATATATTTTTCTTAATTCACTTAAGTGATTATGTGGTGCTACAAATATTGGCAACTGATAATAATAAAATGGTTTTAATGATTTTTCTGTAATGTGAATAACATCCTCTGAAAAATCTGTTTCAGTTACAATATTAACATAACTATTTTTAAATGTAGTAACATTTATAATAGGAGAATCAATTTCATCAAATGTAAATTTTTCATTTTCATAAAAACTTAACTTTGAGCCATTTTGTATTATTGAGTTATATGAATCAGTAAATGTTTTATATTCTGTTTCAATACGTTTTAGTAACCCATCGTTATCATGTGATACACTAAAATCTACACACGAATAATCAACATCTTTTAATATATTATTTTCTTTTAATAAAACAATAGTTGCCAATCTATGACTAACCATTTTATTATTATGACACATAAACAAAAAGTTTCTATCATCATCAGATGGTTCAATAAAATTTGTTTGTAAAAGATTTGAGTGTTCTATTGATTGATAAAATGGAAAATAAAAATTAATTTTACTTTTCATATCACTCAAATATTTTTTAATTTTATTATTGTTTACAAATAAATAAATTTTACTTGTATCAATATTATTATTTAAACAATATTCATTAAAAGAAAATACTTCAGATTCCAAAAAACATTCATTTAAATGAAATATAAAAACCTTTAACCCTTTTTTAATATACTTCTGTAATATATCTGAAAATATGTTTTGGTTATCAACTGTAAGATTATTTAGATTAACTATTGGATAAATTACTTCATTAAAATCATCAACATTATTTTCCGAAACAAATTCTATATCGATTCCTATTCTTTCAAATATAGTAGATACTACTTCATTTCTATGTCCCAATTCATTTTGATTAAAAAAATATTGATGGGGTAAGAAACTTGATAATATACTATCCAATACTTTTACTTTCATGGAGTATCTCTTTTAGAAAGAAGTGGGTTTTGGCATGGCCATTCTATATTGAATTTAGGGTCATTCCAAAATATTGTACCTTGGTCTTCTACATCATTATATACACCAGGATATGCAAGTTTATAATAAAATACAGAATTATCTTCCATTACATAATGTCCATTTGCAAAACCAGGTGGTATTAATACTTGTGTTTGTGTCTGAGGTGATATTATATAAGTTTCCCAACTACCATATTGTGGATTGGTTACAATATTTCCACCCCTAACATCGAGTACAACTAAATATATTTTTCCTGAAATGCAACTTATTAATTTCCAAGTTTTATCATCGTAATGCATTCCTCGTAAAACACCTTCTTGTGATTTAGAATATCTATCGTGTTTAAAATCAACTCCATTTTCTCTCTCACCAACAGGTATCATTCTATCATAATAATCTTGATGATATAGTGTTGCTATTTCCCCCCTAAGTTCATGGTAAACCGCAGGTTGGATTATTTTTACTCCTCCAGTTAAAACCTTCGAGTTGTATATATGAATATCATTCCATGCTCTTTCTTTGTAGTAAATACTTCTATTAATCGATGCCATTATAACTTATTTTTATTAATTATCGAAACACCTCTTTTTTGAACTACTTGAGTTGAACACTTATTTGCAAATTCAATAGATTCTTCGATGTTGTATGTATGTATATATTTAAATATTAAACCTGCTAAAAAACTATCTCCGGCACCAGCAACATCTTTAACACTAACTTCCTTTGTTGGATAATTTTTTCCTCCAAAATCACACCCATTCGGTCCTCTAGTAATAATTGTTTTGTTTTTTAACCATTCGTTATTATCTATCTTAGTTTTACTTCTAAGATATTCATGATAATTTATTTTTATAAAGGAAATATTTTTACACCATTCTCCAAGTTTCTTTTTTGTATCCAAGAATGTTGGGCAATTACATTTCGATGAAATTTCTAATATATCACTTTTTGATAAGAATCCTTTATTATAATCTGCAAATACCACTAAATCAAAATCATCTAGGTTTGGTAATTCTGTTAATTTAAGGGGAGAAACTTTATCATTTTCATCTATTCGTAACAAAATGTAATTATAAGAGTTATCAACATACCTTATTTTTACAACTTCTTCTGAATTACATATTAGTTGTGTATCTACATCGAGTGATTTTAAATTTAGTTCTACATTTTCTGCCATTCCTTTTGAGTAAACTTCTCTTAGTGGTTTTATGACAGGAACTGGTGCTTCTGGTGATAATCGTAAAACCTCACCATAAATAAAAACATCATCACAACTTTCTCCTATTACTAGTACCTTCATTACCAACTAATTTTCCAATCATTAAACTCGGATGCAATACAATCTACTTTGTAATCTTTCCTACCACCATCAACTTCTTGTATTTTATTTTTTGCAGTATTTCGGATTCCATTCAATCCATGTGTTAGCATTAATTGATTACCTACATTATCTCCACTTCTAGCATTATCTTCATTTACCCAGATATGAGTATTCATTTGAGCAAGTACAATTACTGCTCTAATAAAATCTCCATCAATTTTTAATTGTTTTGTTGTAGTTAATATTTCTGTAATATCGTGTACAATTTCTTCAATCTCTTTTTGATATTCTTTTTTGTGTTGTGGTATTTTAACTTCTTTAAGTTGAACTATTGTTAGTCTATCTATTAGTTCCCCAAGAGTTGGTAGATATTTTCTCATATAACATATTTGTTATAAATATTCTGTTTTCTTAAATCCCCATAAACTTCTGATGAACCACATGGTTCATTAAATGGTTGTATTTTCTCAGAATTGAATATTTCTAATCCTTTTTTTGCAGATTCTGGACTCATATACATATGCCAACCCACACATTCAAACTCATCTTCTTTATACAATCTATCTTTATGTCTACCATCATAAATCATAGGTCTTGCCCATTCATTAAAATCATCTCTGTTTGTTAATATCATTCCACCTTGTCCAATATTTAATATTTTTTTTAAATGAAATGATAAAATCATAAATTTATCTTCATATCCTCTTCCCATACTTTCATAAAATGCAGTTGCCGCATCAATAATACCTGTGTCTCCAATTGGATACAATCCTTTCCATTTTATATCTCTAAATTGAGGTCTGTTACCACTCAAAATAATTTGATTTGGAACTGATACATAAGTATTTGCTGGTATTTCAATATCTGTATCTGTAATGTTTAAGTAGTGTAAACACAATCTTATTGCATTTGAATTGGAATCACACGCAATACCATATCTGTAACCAGTATAGTTTGCAACCTCATCTTCAAATCGTGTTACCCAATCCCATGGGTCATTTATATTATAATCTTTCATATATTTGTAAGTTTCATTTTCACTATCATAGCTAACTGATAATCAGATAGTTATACAATTTAACATTTATTGTTTTTTGTATCCATAATCTTCTCCACCCTTTCCTACAAAGTGCCCATCCCAATTCTCTTCTTCATGCAATTTGTGATGCTCATACTCATTTGTTTTATAGGTACTTCTATGTGGTGGATTATCTTTATCATATTCTGATGTTGATATATAATAGAAAAATCTAATAGCACATCTTGGTATATCATTCGGTGCATTTACTGCACTTACTCTATGATACGGACCATGTTTAATATTTTCATTAATAACCAATCGATTAAATTTTGGTGAAACGGATTCTATTAGATTTGAATCAGGATTAACATCAATATTATCATCATAATACTGAATATGACCTCCCCACTCATCTTTCCAATCTGGTGTAATATATAGTAGTGATGTTAGTTTTCTATGTAATCGAATTCTATCATTCCAATTGAAATCATAATGACAACCTAAATCTTTTCCATTTCGGATTATTGAATATCCTCCACCAACTAAGTGAGGGTCTGGTAGTAATCCTATAACACCTGTCATTTGTTCTAACTCATATAGAAATTCACCACTATGCATTATATCATAAGTAACCCTATGTGCAGTTGGTAATGAAATTAAATCATTAAATTCTTCCATACGAGAACCAGCACGAGTAAATACTGTCCAACCTCCCTTTGGTGCATTAATACACTCTTCGTAAAGTTTGTATACCGTTTCTTCATCTAAAAAGTTATCGATTTTAGTTTTACCAAATCCATATTCTTTTTTACTATGTTCCCAATCGTATTTTTTATTTATCATATCATTTACATAAAATATTTTTTATCTTCTGTACATCTTTACTTTCTAAATTTACAAGTGTTCTAATTATTTCATGATTTTTTTCAAATCGTAATCTATTATCTACATAAAACTTAGATATTTGGTTTTTCATTTTATACAATCTTTTAATTTCATCAAATATCATACTATATCTCTGTTGATAATCTGATTCTAAATCATAATCATGGTTTATAAAATCACGAAACACATCTAATCCATAATGTTCTTCTATAAACTTAACATGGTTTGAATTAGCAAAAAATAATGGTAATTGAAAATAATAAAATGGTATAAGTGTTTTTTCTGTAATATGCATATGCCTATTATCAAACTCATCGAACTTAGATTCATTTACTATGTTTATATATGAAAATTTATATGGATTTTTATCATAATAAATATTGTAATCTATTACACCATTTTCATTTTCAAATTCATAACCCATTTCAAATTCACTTTTTTTAGGACAGATGGAAACTAATTTTTCATAAAATGACTCAATTGATTTAAATGTATTACCAGTTATCCGTTCATACTTTGTGCGTAATATACCATCATCTGCTCTTTCTACGGCATCTAAATAATCTGCTCTTCTTAAATGAGACCAATCGATTTCATCCATCATTCCATGTTTTAATAAATCAACAATAACACAAGTTCTATATGCATTTACTGCTCTATTATAACATTGAAATATTTTTTTCTTAGAATCATTATCAAAATTTGGGTCTTGGTTACTTATTACACACTTAGCACTTTCCCATAAAATCCGTTCTAGTGATTCTACCTGTATCGTATTATCATTTGTATATAACTTACCATTCCACCTATTATTGTTTATTAAAACACTATTATTTAAATCACCATCACCATCAATAATAAACGATTCAATTATATCTATGGAATTATTAAGACCCGATTCATTATCAGATACATATAATATTTTAATATCATATTCTTTTTGTTTTTTCCATATAAGTTTATCGTATTCTGATAAATAAGTTTTCATATCTTGCCATACATGACCTTGAAAATATTTTACATAAACATATTTTTCATTTGTAGATAGGTTATCAATGGAAGTTAAATTAGTATAGTCAATACCATAGGTATTTTTAAAATCTAACAATCTTTCGAAGAACCAAGAATCTTCTCTTATGTAAAGTAATTTTCTCACTATCTATTTAAAAATTTTCTACCTTTTTTAATTTCATTTCTCCAATACTCTAAAAGGTCATTCATAGTTTCTTCGAAGGTGTATTTTGGTTTCCATCCTGTATGTTTTCTAAACTTTTCTGTATTTGGTACTTGTAAATCGGCATCAATAGGTCTTAACCTGTCTTCATCAACCT